ATGCAGCAACCATTCAAGCTGAAGTCGATCGTGTTGTAGCAGAAACACAACCAACTATCGCAGAGGCTGTGCCTGAAGAAAAGCCGGCTGAAGTGCCACTCACTTATGAAGTGTTTATTGCTCCTAAAAGACGAGTACCTTCTGTCAAAGAACTTCCAGAAGATGCTCTAAAGTTTACTAGTAAACTTTCTAAAAGAGACACGGCTAGATTTCAAAGCCAGGCACGAAAAGAAACGCAAATACAACAAGCTCGTTTCAGACGAATTCCCAAAGAGCCAGTTGAAGTTGCTCTGTCTACCGCTGAAACTGAAAATTTAATTGAAAGCGCTCTTGCTAGGAATCATGTTCCTTATCTTTCATTTAGAGTAACAAAAGAAGAAATCTTTATAGATTGTTCGGGTAACATTCTTGTTGCCGGGCCTCTTGTTAATGCACTTACAATTCCAGGTGTCTTTGGTATTGAAGATGTCGAGCCAGAGAGTGCGCTTCTTGGTTCTAAAGTACCCATTGAAGACGGTTTTGGAAATGTCTCTCGTACGCTGTTTATTTTGCAGCGTAGGTTTGCTGAAAAGATTGTAGCGTAAAAAAGATCGGGGAGAGTTGTTGGGTAACTCTCCCCTTTCCCTACAACAAGGTTCTAGTTGTAAATCTCAATTAAGAGTCGCTACTTTGCGAGATAAACCATCTTTCAGGTCTTGCTTATCCTTGTAGCTCAGGAAACATCCCTTTTCTCGCTAGGGATTATTTAGCCAAAGTATCAAAGATGCTTTTGGCTTTAGGTTTGATAGCCTGAAAAGTTTCAGACGCTGTAACTGTAGACGGAGGAGTTGCAGCCGCATGAGCAGGAGGACCAGCTGCACCTGAAGCAGGCTCAGCATCTTTGACAGGCTCAACATCTTTGAAGAGGTTGCTTTTCTTGATTCCAGTGACGGCCGTAGCTTCTTGAATCAGCTCAGCAACAGCTTCTTGTGCTTCAGCAATCTCTCTTACTGCGGTTTCAGCTTTCTGAGCCAGGCGATTTGGATTGCTGTTTGTCTGAGAAGTCAGACTTTCAGCAGTAGCCACTTCTGGTTCTTTTGCTTTTTCTTCAGGCTCTTCATCAGCTGTAGCTTTGTTTGTAGAGCGTTCAAACGCTTGGATAGTAACTGCATCAAACGTAGCTGACATTGGGCCTGGCTGGTGAGCTGCAACGACCTGAACCGGAAGAGGCGTGATCGTAATAGCAGCTGTGTGACCGTTTTCACCGCGGCCGGCGTACAAGACAACCGGAAGAGTATCATTATCAGAGATAGGAATCTGAGCTCGCAGATAGTTGCGGATAGCCTCAGCAATTTCTTGTTCGTCGAGGGTGATTTGCACGTAGGTAGTCCTTTTTTCTGGGTCGTGGGTTTCAGGTAGGTTCCTCTTATTTTGAGGGGTAATCTTTCTAGGTGAGTAAACGGCAATTTGAGTCACACTGGTCTCCTGGGTCTAATGATCCCGGCTCATATTGTATCAAAAAATGGCCGAATGAATACCTCTACTCGAGGATTTGTTTTGTCTATTTTGCTTACTCTACATGAATAAGCAGGGATGATTGTGTTGTTGTCATCTTTAAGCTTTCCAAGCTCAACGAGAGCATCTTCAAAATATTTGCTCATTATACTGATGGTGTTTCCTAGATCTCTTCCAACATTGTTTGGAGGATACATTACGTATTCCAAAGAAATCTTATCCCATAAATCATCTAAAACAGGTAACAAATCTACTTGGCTTTTGATCTCAGCTTTAAACAGCACTTTTGTATCGCTAGCAGTTTGATAATGCCAGTTACGGTAATTGTTTAGTGTGAGCCAAAAGCGTTTGGTTCTTTTAGTTAAAGAACCATCAAGCTTTGTTCGAGTTTTTCCTCCGACATAGAGTGGCAAATTGATTTTGAATTCTGGAAGTACAGGTGTCTTGTCAATAAAAGCCACGAAAAACCCCTCTGCTATTATTTAGCAAAAGGGTTTATTCTGCATCTTAGAAATTGTCTAGATTAGCCAAAAAGATTGGTGCTTTTTTTGGCACTGCTGGTTGGTGCACCGCTTCCGCTTTGAAGTGCTCCATTAACTGCGCCAGCAACAGATTTGAAATTATCACGAGTGACACCAGAATTTTTTTCGCCCCATTTCGTGTAAAATAAGTCTGCGACAGGGATATCGAGCTTTTTTGTAAGTTCGACAACAGTCTTTTTGGTTGGCGTGTGAAAGAACTTGTCTGTCTGGTTCAATTCACGTTTTTCGTTAGTGTCGACGTAATCGTCACCAACTTTTTCTTGCTTGTTTTCAATAACTTTGAGAACAGCAGCAGATATGGTTTTGCCAAGAATCGAAGTGATTACTGGCATATTTTTATCTACCTCTTTCTTAGACTCAGGATCATAAACTTTGATTACCTTGTCTTCGACTTTCTGCTCTTTGAGATTATAGCCAGTAGCTACAAGGCAAAGATCATTGATAAGCTCATAACCTGGCAGCATGAACTTCTTGCCATTTTTTTCATACATGGCTTCGCCTTTTTTATTGAAGATCCAGGTACGATCGGTAATTTCTTTGCCACCATAATCAATCACAGTAACAATACACTTTGAACTGGATTTTGACGCCGGCAAAACATATGCCAGTTTAATCACACCATCGTAGAGGCCGGTGTCGATTGTAAAGCTTCCGCCAAGACGGTCTTGTTGTTCTTCAGCGCCTTCTGTGCTGATATTTTCGAACATATTGTTCATTGTAGTTCCTCTTTTTGAAAATTGAGTGACTTAACGCCACCAAAAAACCCTAAGCTTTAGGAATAAAATCTGATCATGTGTTCCAAAAGCTTGGCGACATCATTATCAATGAACGTTTGTTCCTTAGTAAAAAGGCTCATTGGTCCACGGATTCTTTCACCAATAGTCTGCTTGGTCAAACGTGTTTGAAAAACGTATTTGAAGCCAAGAATTTCATCAGTTTCTGTGATGTTCAGAAGGTTTGAATGATATGGCTTCAGATCCTCAAGAGCCATGCGTTTTGCAGAAACAACAGTTGAGAAGTAAGATTCAATGCCGTTGTTTTTGAGAGCACCTTTAATAGGCACAGACACTCGATCGACCATCATAGCATCTTGCGTTGAGTTTGTATGAGCCAGCATAACAACATGTTTGTCTGTGCCGGCAACATATTGTTGCATCAGTGTTTTAAAGTACTGAGCGTAATAGCCCCATGCTTCGCGAGTGTCTTTTGATCCAATCACATGCTGGGATTCATACATTTCCATGAGAAATGTAATTGAGTCAATAATTAAACCATCAACATCTGGATTTTCAAAAGCATAGTGAAACATCTCGTGGATCTGACTAGGATCTGTGATGATGGCTTTCTTAAAGTCGTTTTTAAAAGGCAAAGCCTTTCCTGACTCAGTATTTCCATAAAGCCAGCGTTCTTGGTTTTGGATATTCATAAGACTGGCTGATTTGCCTGCAGCAGATTCGCCGCAGACAAGTACAAGTTGTTTGGGTACTGACATATTTAATTCCTTTAAGGCTCTATTCTGGCAAATCTAGAAGCCACACTTCTAATAATGGTGCTTTGCAGTTCATTTTCAGACAAGCCATTATCGATCTTGCTGTTAAACTGAATGACACGCTGTTCAACTTCTGGAAACGACAAGCCACTATCAAGCAAAGCAAGAGCGTATTTGATCATTTGGTTATTACGATTACCCATTACCATCCTCTCAGCAAACCAACGTTCGAGACTGTCAAGGTCTTTTAGTTGGTTCATTTGTGTGCGGTGAGTTTCGTTTCTTGCAGTCTTTGGAATGAACCTGATTGGGTCAATCAGATTGCCCTGCATATTGTAATGAACTTCACCAAAATGATTGGTGAGCCATTTGCGTTCACGTTGATTAGCTTCTTCATCAATATCAAAAGGCAACCATTCAATGATGTTGTTCATGAACAACTGATAGTCTTCTTTATTCAAAAAAAGCTCATACCTGATAGGCATAATTACTCTAAAACGATCTGGACCAATACCATCTTGTTTATGGCGCTTAGTTGTGTACGTCATAAATGTGTAGTCGCGCAGCATGTCATGCACAAGATCGCGAGAAGCTTTGCCATCAACATCCAGGACAATCATATTAAAACCTTGGATGACGTTGTCACCGCGGCGATGCTCTTCATTAAAGTAATGATTGCACCAATGCAGACCCTCAGCTGTCATAAGCTTATGCAGCTGTTCGAAAGGTTGTTTGGTTGCCTCGTATCCAGAAGCATAATCTTCTGAAAAAGAGAAAATCATTTTGTTTAAATCAGTCTCGTTGAGAGCTTCGCCTGAAAAGAATTCGATACCTTCTACAAAAGATTTTTTGATCATGATGTTGTTTTTATAACCCCAGGCTGTAGCCAAGGTCATAATCTCTTGGCGAGCTGAATTGCTTGTTTTGTAGTAAGGTAATGCTTCAGTCAGGTCTGCGTGCGTTAGCTCCTGTTCGTGCGAAGCAATATATTTTGCCAGCTTTACATATGTTTTCTCACGGCTAAGCAGCGTAGCGAAGTCCTGACCAGATGCCTGAACCAAACGTATTGCATGATACAAGTTATCCATAGTGATTTGTGGAGCCTGATCAATAAATCCATATACGCCAGCCAGTTTTAACGCTTTAAAGTAGCGGTGGTTGAGTTCAGCTTTTTGCATTTCGCAATGATCAGGAAGCTTGTCTGCTTCAGTCTCACAAAGAATGCGATACTTAACAAGCTCGATTGCAACATCATCTGGCAGAGCCATTTCCCACATGTGATTTAGTGGATCAGCAAGTTTTGTAAAAGCTAAGCTGAGACTTGCAATGATGTTTGCAGAGTAGGGATCTGACTGATCACGATAGATTTCTTCTGCAGTCATCTTGTTAGAGCTACGTTCGTGTACACCCCATCCAAAAAGAAAGCGTCTACTGTAACCTGTTTGAAGAAATTCAAAGAACATCTCTTCGGTATTGCCACCATCCAGGAGTTTACTGGGCGTTCCAAACAGAAGCATGTTTGCCGGCGTAGGACCATCAATATCATTGCCGCGGCTATTATCTACAGTGTTTTTTGTCAGCTTGGTTTTGGTTTTACCTTTGTCGTAAAGCTCAAGAAACGTGTTGAGAATTTCCGTGTTAGTCAAAAGATTGGAACCAATCTCATCGATTTGAAGATTGATAGATCCACTGTCTGCAAGCAGTAGCTTTTGGCGCAGCTGTTTCACGGCCGGCACTGTACCGCTGTCAAATGTGTATGGATAAGGACCGGCTTGGGCATACTCTTTTTCAAGAACCCTAAGCTCCTCATCTTGAGGTGTGCCTTTGAACACAGATCTTTCTGTGGCCAACTTCATGAGGTTTCTTTCAGACAAATCATTGAGTGTACCCTCAATGAAACGTGTCTTGAAACCATGCATGAAGTAGTCTTCGACAATACTGACAGAGTAGCCTTTGCCAAAGCCTGAAGACGCAAGACCTAAAGCATATAGGTTCACAGGAATAATCCCGCGGTCTTTGGTGTTGATCACAGCTCGCATAGTAGAAGCCATTTTGGCTAAAAAATACGCAGTCCCTACACGGAAGAAATTCCTGTTTTGGTTTTGCGTTTTTTTACAGATCACATCTACAATTGCTTCAAGCACAGGATGATCAGTCAAAGAGTCAAAATCTCTCATTGCAGGCCTCATAAATTATATTAGAAATTAGGCTTAGACGTATTCAAGCCTTTGAACGCAAAGAAGAGCTGCATCACAATAACTACAACGCTTAACTTCGCCAGGAACTGTTTTGACGACGCCTTTGCCTTTTACAGCTTTGAATTCCATGGCTTCAGCATAAGAATCAAAGTTTCTCGTGGCTCGGCCGCCGCGTTTCATAGTCTCTTCATCAGCGTAGTATTTGTGCACATTCTCTGAACGCCAAAGTTCATCATCTGAACAACGAACCATATCGCTTTCGTGTTCAAAGCCAGCGTTTGCTTCAATAAGATCCAACCTGGATCTAATAAATTTTTCAGCATCAGCAGGGTCCATCAGCTCAACAGCTACTTCCATTGCAGCTTTAGGAGGATAACCATCCATACGCGAAGCTTCAGCTCTCTTCCAGTCAGTGAAAATGAAGTTGATCTGACCGACATCTGAAGTGATAATTTTTGGATTCAGCCATTTATACATAGACATCTGAAGAGCATAGTTACCGTCTTCAGACTGATCCATCTTTATGAAGCTGTAGACTTTAGTAGACTTGTTGTCTTCAGGTTTACCGTCAGTGACTTGATCAAATTTTCCGCTGATCCAAATTTCGGTCCCGGCTGAGGTTTTGATTTTTCTATAGGCACGTTTCTCA